TGTTTCATAAAACACGCGCCGAGTGGAACAACCGACTATCAGACGAAGTTGTTGTAATATCTCTTGGCGTGGGGTTGAAAGTAATTACAACTGACTTATCTGTTTATGACACGTTGCTAGCTGAATACGCAGCCGACACAATCAAGGCCCCTGATGACTTTAGAGGAATTACGGCTAAAGATATTAAGGTTTTAAACTTTGGGATGCCTGAAAATTGCCCAAAATGCGGATCTAAACTTGAAAAGGAAGACAGGAAAACATCGCATGGAGGGATAGTAAGAGAAATGTCTTGTAAAAACTGCTCTCAAGATACATTTCAAAAGGATATAACTGAATTGATGGCTGTATATGAAGGGCGTTTAGTGCCCTATGGAGAAACAAGATGAAAACAAGACTAATAATAGAAAAAGAAGCTGACACCGTCAACATAATAATGGATGGTGAGTGGCCCGACGATTATAGGGAAAGCATGATAGAATTAACAAGCATAATGAATATGGCCATATCACAGCTTAATGGAACAAAGGATATGTGCAGGAAAGCCCTTGAAGATAGGCTTGCCGAACTTTTAGGGGGTAAACAATGAAACATAATATAAATTTTAAATGTAACGGTGATGGATGGAGAGGAATACAGACCAATAATTAATTGTGAATCATATTTTATAAGCAATTTTGGTCACGTTTGGAGCGGTAAGAGTGGAAGAAGGCTGGGAATGAGACCAACAAACAGGGGATATCTAAACACAGGGATAACAGTTAATGGCAAAACCAAGATGATGTCAGCACATAGACTGGTAGCAACGGCGTTCATTCCTAACCCTGATAACAAGCCTCAAGTAAATCATAAAGATAAAGATAAGCAAAACAATAACGTAAGCAACTTGGAATGGGTCACAGACCAAGAGAATAAAGACCACGCCAGAATGATTGTAATTGCGTAAGTATATAATTTTAAAAGAGAAAAGGGACTGTAAAGTTATATAACGCGTTGAAATACGGAGTATTGCCAGTGCATACCACGCATTAAAAATGGTTTTTTGGTAGGGTTGACTTTTGAAACACAAAGGTTGACATTTAAAAAAAACGGTCTTATTATTAGATGTTGTTATTTAGTACCGGTGGGGGTTGACGTGGTTGACAAATTAAAAATCGAAATGTTGAAAGTGTCGGAAGTAGTCGAATATGAAAACAATGCAAAACTTCACCCTGACTATCAAATCAGGCAGATAGCTAATTCAATTGAAAAGTTTGGGTTTAATGATCCAATAGCGATAGACCAGAACAATATTATAATTGAAGGTCACGGAAGGTTAAAGGCAGCCTTGCTTTTAGGGCTTGAAAAAGTTCCAGTTATCAGAATTGAACACCTGAGCGAAGCGGAAAAACGAGCGTATATTATCGCTCATAATAAATTGAATACCAGTACAGGATACGATGAAGAAATACTCGCAAGGGAAATAAACAATTTATGTGAAGATAGCTTTGATTTTTTTTCAGAGCTAGGCATGTCAAATAATGAAATTTTCTCAGAAATAGATAAAATAAGCGATGATGTTGATGACGAAATAAACGGCGATAAAAGAGACTCGGACGATATAGTTAATGAAGCAGATGAACGTGGTGAGGTTAATAAAATTAAGTCTGAAAAAAAAGCCGTAAGATTTGCAGATATTCATTATTTGAAAGCAAAACATGCAAAGGATTTAGGCGTAATTCCCAGTAAAAAAGAACAAATTAGATGTATAACCCAAGGGTGCTTTAACATGTACTCTATTCTAGTTGCAATTTCTCAAATGTTTGAAGATCCTGTGGAAGAACTTTATTTATCTACTTTCAGCATTAAAGGAAATGTTATTGTTGGACTATTCCAAATGCTTGAAGCTGGGATTGTTCAAAAAATGAGGCTCATAATAGCCGCAACGATGGTCAATAGAACACCAAAAAGAATACAGCAAATTAGAGAGCTGTCAGCCATGTTTAGAGATAAGTATGATGTTCAAACCAAGCTCACAGAAAATCATTCTAAAATAATGTTAATCAAATCTGGAGAAAATTTCTACTGTTTGGAAGGGTCGGGAAACCTTTCAGACAATGCGCAGATAGAGCAGTATTCAATAAGCAATTCAGAAGAAGTGTATAATTTTCATAAAAAATGGATGGACTCACAACACCAAAAAAATATTGGGAAAAGGGAGGAAATCTTTTAAAATATGAACATAATAACACTAAAACAGATCGGAGATGCTTTAGGGATATCAAAACAGGCAGTTGCAAAAACGGCAAGTAGGTATTTACAAAAGAATGAAAAGAACAAAATTGATCTTGATAACCCTGTAAATAGAGAATATTTAAGAGCAAAGGGAGTTAATCTTGCAAATTTTGGTGTAAAAACATCTAAAATTAAACAAAAAGCATCCGAAACAGAGTCAAAACCCCGCAAAAAAGAGCAATCACCACCAGAAATTGAAACAAACACTGAGTACGGTGCGTTGATGAAACTCGATATGCAACTGAAACTTGAAAGCATAAAAGCAAAAAGGGCAACAACACAGCTCAGCAACCTTAAACTTGAGGAGTCAAGCGGTAAACTAATAAGGCGTGACATAGCGGAAAAGCTGATAAATGAAACTGTGGGATCAATAATACAGTCATTTATCACACTTCCAAGCTCAGTAGTAGATATTGTTATTTCAACCTATGAATCTAATCCAGATAACCGGCGTGAGAAAATTGTTCAACTATTGCAGGATAGATATACAAAAGAAGCAAAAAAGATAGTTGAGACGGCACAGAGAAAGTATGCAAAGGAAATTGAGGAACAAATGAAACGATCCGAAAATGAACAGCCAAGAAGTTGAACATCAAGAATTTATCTTCAAAACCATGCTGGCACTCATTCCCGAAAATGTAAATATTAACCCTTCGGAGTGGGCTGAGGAAAAAAGAACAATAGCGAGTCAGTATTCTGAAAGATCCGGGCGTTTGGATTTTGACAACTCACCTTATTGGCGTGAGGTTGTAAACTGTCTTTCACCGACCTCGCCAGTACGTGAAGTTGCAGTTATGAAACCGGCACAAATAGGATTTACTCAAATTGTTTTAGAAACCATAATCGGATTTATAATTGATGTTTTTCCTAGAGCTGTTTTGTACACGTCAGCGGATAAGGAACTATCAGAAAAGAATATGGCAAGCAGAATTGACGGCATGATTGCAAGTGCAGGAATAGAAGACAAGTTAAAACCATCTACTGCTAAGAAACGGAAAAGCCGAACAGGTGATACAAAAGCCTTAAAAGAATTTTACGGCGGATTTATTGCAGCGATGGGGGCAAATAACGCCAACAAATTACGCCAGGTCGGTTATCAGATAGGGCTGTGTGATGAAGTTGATACGTACAAATCAGATCTTGAAAAACAGGGATCAACTATCAGCCTGATCCGTGCCCGGTTCATGGCTTTTATAAACAGTTATAAAATTCTTTGGGGTTCGACTCCACTTTATGCCGGAAGTTCTCATATCTATTCACTTTTTATGGAAGGTGATCAGTCTTATTATTTCTGGCATTGTCCTCGTTGCGGAAAGCAACAGAAATTTATATTTCATACGCCTGACGGTGCCGGTCTTAAATACGAGCTTGATGACGATGGAAATTATATTGACAGCTCTATTTTTTATCAGTGCGAAAATGGATGTAGAATAAACGAGTCAAGCAAATATGAGATGATGCTTGAAAAAGGACATGGAGGGACTGCAGAATGGATACCAACAGCAACAGCGAAAAGAAGAGGGCTTAGAAGTTTTGCTTTGAACGCTCTGTATAGCAATTTTTTTCCTTGGAAACAGGTGGTCACAGAATGGCTTGAATGTAAAGACAATAAAAATAAATTACAGGTTTTCAAAAATAATGTTGAGGGCTTACCGTGGCAGGATAAAGTAAAAAATGTTAAACTTGCCCGGCGTTATCAAAATCTTAGACCTTATCAACCGCTCACGATTCCAAATAAGGTAGCTGAAAAGGACGGCAACAGCAAAATCTTAATCCTAACGTGTGCAATAGATGTAAATGGACGGTTAGAAGAGCGTAAAGGGTGGCTAGCGTTTCAGATCGAAGGTCATTGCCTGAACGGTCAGACCTATTCAATAGCGAAAGGAGCAATTCACGGCGGTATAGATGAAGGTGGGTCAGCGTGGTTAATTGCAAAAAAGATAGTAGAAAGTGAATTTCTTTCTGATGATGGAATTATTTATCATATTAACGCTTGCGGAGTTGATGTAGGTTTTAAACCTGAAAGTGGATATTGGTTTTCTAATTATTGCTCAGGTGTAGTTGCTTTAGCCGGGAGATCAACACGAGCGAAAAACGATAAAGTAATATTTAAAAGCAGGGTAAATTTAGGTGAAAGATGGTCAATAGATACTATTTTTTATAAAAATCTTTTACATGAAAATATTAGTAAAGTGTGGGCAGGATATCCGATAGAGCAACCTTCCGGTTATCCTAACTATCCAGAAGAAAAACGTCTTGGAGGTCTTGAAAGTTTTCCGTTCGGTGATTGTGGTGCTATTTTGGCTGGTAATGGTTATGATGATGATTATTTTAAATGTATCGGTTCAGAATATCCGGTAATTGAGAAAGATCATCCGGAAGATGAGTATGGAACTGTTGTAAAGTGGGAAAAAAAAGGGTCGAGATCACCGAATCACTTCTGGGATTGTATGGTATACAACCGAGCTTTAAGAGATATTTACATTGAGATAATGGGTGTTGAAGTTTTCGGGATAAAAAAACCTGATCCAATTTCTGTAATGACTTGTATTCTGGAAGTTTTAGAGACTGAAAACAGACATGTAGAGTAATATTTTTCAAGTATTTTGCAACTTACTAATAATACTCACATAAAAAAGCGTAATAATTCAAAGAAAAATCATTATTTACTTGACACCACCGCTCAAGGGAGTAAACTGTATATAGAGGCTGAGGGAACGACCAAGGCTAAGTTAATTTTTTAAAGGGGGTTGTTATGACTGAGAATTTTGAAAATATTTCGATGTGGTTGGCAATAGCAATAGATTCACACAAACAGATCATGCCACATGAAAGACAAGTTATTCAGCC